TTAAGTAGTTTTTCTATTGTTTTATCTATGCTGGTTATCATTTCTTTAAAACCTTTATTTACACTAGGATAGAAAAAAGGTATCTCTGCCTGTGGTCGTTTTGGGTTTTTGCCGCCAAATTCTACAGAAGCTGAGTAATCAGCATCTGATCTAATTTCAGCTCGTTTATTATTTACCACAGCTTTTATGTTTTGTCTTAAATTTCCTGTGTCAACTGGAGCAATTTTTTTCATATTTCTAGTAATGTTCAAAGCTCCTTTACCTATCTCTGTAGCTAAAGCTGTTTTATCTATAGCCTTTAGCTTTGTGAGCCTAGCCTGTAATTTTTTAACATCATTTAAATCTAAGCTCATATTAATCTAACTTTGTGGCTTTTATAACAGTAAAAAAATCCTGTTTACTATCATAGATACCATTTATTCTATAGAGTCCATCCTTGCCCTCTATTTTTATTAGGTCATTGTCCAGGATCTGGTCAGCAGCCTTTTTGCGGAGTTCTAATTCAACTTCTACTGATCTGCCTCGCTTTCCCTCAGTTGCTGTTATATCACCCTTTACATCCTTTTTATTTGCCCATAGCGTTTCTACAGTTGCATTTGTAGAGGTAGTGCCGCCAAAGCCATCTGAGGTTTTAGTAAGCCTTTTGACTTCTATCCTAGTATTTAATTTGCCAGCGTTCATTAAAAGTACATTGTTTTATAAGACTGTAGTAAATTTTTAGTACTGTTAGGCACCTCATTTACATTGCCCTCTATAAAATCAGCTCTGTAATCATACATGGTAGCTACTAGGTGCAATATTGCATCTTTGATAATGTCATCAGTCAATCCTGTAGTGATATAAGTCACTTTCACCTCATCAGCTGGGAGCGTTCCTATTTCAATTACAGTGTCATCTAGTCCATAGGTATCATAATTCACAGCAGTTCCCTCAGAGGTTACTGAGCTGATTGATGCAACTGGCGCAAATGGTAGCGTAAATCTATCATCCACCTCCTGGAGGTAGAAAGTTCTATTTTTAGCTACGATGTCTTTGCCTATGTAATTCTCGCACCAGATCCTGGCTGTTGTTATCATTCTATCTATGATAGTGTCATCAGCGCTGGTATCTATTCTCACAAAATCTTTTACATTTTGAGTAGTCACTATCTCGCTGCCAGTTACAGAATTGATTTTAATGTCGTGCATTATTTTTTAGCTTTAGTGGTACGCTTTTTAGGAGTCTTAGCTTCTTTTGTTTCTTTAGCTACTTTCTCCTCTTTGTGTTCGATACCTATTCCTCTGATAATGTAATGGCGTGCAGTTTTAGGATCCATTTCTAAAATCTCACCCTCTTTGCGCCATCCAGCACCAGAATAAACATCTTTAATGATTTTAATTTTCATATCGTTTAATTTACAACAAAGATAAAAAAAAAGCGCCACAGTAATTGTAGCGCCCTTTCCTTAACAAACCAAACAAACTATGATTTTTAGAAATCATTCGTTAAATGCAAAGTTATTAAAATATTTTTTGTTTTTGCCTGTGATTGAAACTCTTATTGACTGCATTTGTCCATTATTTTTAAAAATAAACCAGCCATCAAAAAAATCACACCATACAGCAAAGTAGTCAATTTTTTCTTTAGTGTAGTTACGTTTATTATTTTGTAAAGGAATATGTACATTTTTTCTACGCTCATTCTCTGGGGTTTTAGATGAGGATTTAATCTGTACTCTGAGGAGTCGCTCTCCTGTATCTACTATACAGTCGTATAGAGATGAGTCAATGAGCGGCATAGAAACCTGGTAGTTCCTTTTCATGCACTCTGTAGCGAATAAGTATTCCGCTAAACAGCCTCGCTGATTATTATCCACGAAATCAAAGCTACAAAAAAAACCCTAGACAGTTATTTTAGCCTAGGGTTATCATCAAATGAAAAACAAAAACAAAAAAAATTACAGCATAAATGCCTCAAAACAAGTGGCGCTGCAAATATCATCACCATAACTAGGGCGATCGCAAACTCTGCAATAGCCTCCCTCATAATCATCTGGCGGTGTGTGGTCAAAAAATTCCATATTATCTTTTTTTAATTTCATCTATTCTATCCTGGAACTCCCATATCTTTTCACTAAGATACAAATAATCTGCTGGCTGCATTTTACCAGTTAAATCTCTAATGCTGTCTAAATAAAAATCATATCCATCATCCATTGTTGTATCTCATTAAAGTGAATGATAAAGCGAACATTACAAGGGCATCCCATGTAGCTTGGAATCTAATGCCCAGAGAAAATCCCCAGGCAATAAATCCCACTATTAAAACAATCCTAACCTTTTGCTGCAAGTTCATAATTTATAATTCGTAATGTATGTATAAAAGCAAATCTAAAAAGCCATACATAAAAACAAATGCACAGGCATTAAATAATAATCCTAATAAAAAAATCTTAGGATTTGACATCTCTAAAAGGACTTGATAGTCCGCACTTTGTTTGAATTTTTTAATAATATTTCTCATAGTTTTAAAATTTGTTATACTCAAAAGTATAAAAATAATTACACATTGCAAATTTTTTTACATTTTATTTATTAAAGCATAAAAAAAGGGTAACCCATAAAGGCTACCCTCTTTAATAAAATTCTCATACTAAATGAGCTATATTAACTGTGATTAAGCAGTTTCTAAAGCGGCTTTAGCAGTTGAGAAAGTTCCTTGTACAATTGCGTTTGGCAAGTAATTAGTTAAAGCTACTCTCTCCATTGCACGTACAGTAACAAAATTCTTTTGGAAGTTATCGCTGTCCTCTCTTGAGAACTCTACAGCTAGATTCTCACGAATCCAAAGCTGAGATGCTTGGCGTAAATTTCCTACTAAGAATTTTCCAGCTGTTACAGCAGTATTTACTGTTACAGGGATTCCATTGATTGTTGGCTGTAAACCGCTAAAGATTTGATTTCTCAAATACTCATTAGCAGTAGATTTCAACAAGATCATTTTGTGTAAATCAGTTGGATTTAACAAAATAGTATCAGCCTGGTAGTTAGCTAGTGCTAGTTGGTTTAAAGCAACTGTAAGCACGTCAAACTCATTAGCTGATTCAATAGCTAAAGCGAATCCGCCAGCAGCAAATGCAGTTCCATCAGTAAATAATCCATCTAAGTTTGGCGATGTTCCATCTCCATTTAAGATTTCATTATCCTCTACAGAAAGTACTTTCTCTGGTACTCTCGCTGATAGATATGAAGTTAATTGCTTAATATCATCTAGCATCTCTCCAGTGATTCTCATATAAGTACCGATTTTCTCGACATTTACAGTAGATGCAGCTAGATTGAAATCAGACTGAGTAAATGCAGCAGCCTCAGCAGTAGCAGCAGCTCCATCAGAGTATGCACTTTCTTTAGGGAAACGGATAGTCTGTGCATCAGTTGATCCTAAAGGTAGTAAAGAGCGGATATGTATTGAGCGGCTAGGATCATATTTGATTTGATCTACGATAGTCTCTCCAGCCACTACGCCAGTTACGTCAGCACCTAGGCTCATATCAGCTTTAACCTCAAAGCGTGCAGCGTTTGCATTACCTTTAAGCATTGCATCAATTGCGCCATCTTTTAAAGCTGTGTGAATAGCTGATTTAAATGATTGAGGAGTAGCTCCAGAAAGTGTTTTCTTTGCAGCCATTTCCATTTCATCCATTCTCTTGTTAAGAGCTTCGCTTTTTTCTACATATTGTGTAGTTAAATTATCAATCTCTGATTTTAGAGATGATTCCATTTCACCTTTGGCGTTATCTTTAGCCTGGTTAAATGCTTTCTCGATTCTCTCGTCAACTATGTTGCCGATTTGATCGAGTTCTTTTTTTAAATTGTCATCCATTTTATTATTTTTTAATGGTGTTAAACAAATAGTTATAAATATCGCTATTGTCTGCTTTAACCTCGATCGGCTCAGTGACTTCAATATCGGTCGGCTGAGTGACATTTACATAAATTGACTTTAGCTTTAGTATTTCCGCCTCTAAGGCGAATCCAAGCTCATCAGAGATTTCTCCCTTTCTGAGTAGTTGTGCAATCTTATCAAATCTCTTAGCAATTTTCTCTGGATCTACATTACCTTTTACATCCATAATCATTGCCTGGTCATTAGCTGCAAGTGTTACAGCTGAGATTTCAAATAGCTTAACCTCATTGAGGTGTCTATAGCCATCGTGACCCATTTCTTTTTGTATTGGTAGAATCCCTACAGAGTTCTCAGTAATGACTCCAGCTTTCATTAATTCTACGACATCTTTTCCTAATTGTGTTTTAGGAATATGCGCCTCGAATATTAAGCCTTTGTCATCCTCCTCAAGGTGGACCATTTTGCCTAGAGGTTTATCCATATCATGCTGATAGAGATACTTTACTCTTTTGGCGTTCTCTTGTAGTGTCTTTTTGTATGCTCCCTTGTTGATTATATCGCCATCGCTGTCGACATTACCAAAAACAGATCCATAACCCTTTACAACTCCAGCAGCAGCATCTGCATCTAACAGCTCGCCTATCTGAGTTGATTTATAAATGATTGTATTCATATTGCAAATTTAATAATTATAAATTACTTACTGTAAAACTCTCAATTTTACCAGCAGCCTGTGCATCCTCTTTAGGAAATGGTGCTACAGAGCATCTACAGTTAACTACATTTTTAGCACTACCAAAAGGATCTCCTGGCTGAAATAATAACTCACCACCTACATTAAACCGCTCTTTAAAATCTACTATATCCCCATCAACTGCTCTATGAGCTGGGCGTTCTCTGCCATCTACAGATGTCATCCATTCCTTTTGTAGATTTTCCTGTCCAAACATATCAGTAGCGCTCTCCAGCGTTGCATAATTAGCGGCTAAAGTTGCCTCAGTTCTAATTAATCTCTCTGCCTGGCTTTTAGAATACTGTCCAAACTTTTGGCGTAATATTCTCTGAGCCTCTCTCTCATTCATTGCCATAAACTCTGGATCTGAGGATAACTGTTTAAATACTTTGATTAATGTAGCTTTAGCAGTTCCCTGGACTAGTACCACTCTCTCCGCTGCTATAATATTAGCCGATCTAGCAAAGCGCTCCGCCCAGATGTCATCATAGCCAGATACATCGACTTGTTTAGATATTACTTTGTCAAAATTTTTGGAATACCACTTGGCAAACTTGAGTCCTATGTTTACATAGACCTGGCGATAGATTTCTGTAAAGTCCGCCACTCTAAATAGATTATCAAACCCTGTAGTTTTACCAGATCTCTGAAACTCCTCAATAGCTTTTAAGTATTCACCCTGGTAGTAAAGCCTGGCATTAGCAAACTCTTTGCGCTCTGCACTAGCTAGCAGTTTGTCAAAATTACCTTTCCAGGATTCTTTGGCTTTCTTTAGTAGCATTATCCCTCATTTTCTGAGATTCTTTTTGCCCAGGATACCATAGCAGCACCACCCCATAGATTGTATGCTACATAGCCTTTGTCTTTCCAGGGAGTATCTTTAAACTTGGGATCTATTTTAGCGTTATCCTCATGGCGTGCTAAAAAGCTGTTAACCCTCTTGACAGTTGATAAACTGAGCGGCTCTCTGTTAGCTAACTGCGATGCTCTCTGCCAGCCTGTGGGTGTCCCAGCAGTCACCTCATCTCTGCCATATTTATCACGCCACTCTAACATTCTCCTGGCGTTATTAGTAGCGCCTTGAGGATAGTCTTTAAAAGTTTCCTCTTTTGTTTCTATAGCGTTGTAATCTATCGGCTCGTTATTACCAGCCTCTCTCCTTTGAGCTGCATAGAACTCATCCAGGCGATTGTTTTTAGCTGCCTCATATTCAGCGTGAGTAGCAAAAGGCATATAGACAGTAGAGCCATTGAATAAATGCTCATGGTATCCAGATCCGCCCATCTCTATAGCTCTAGCCTGTGCCTCCGCTATAGCAGTGTAGGTGTCAACTGTATTTATTACAGCTGATTTGAATAGTTTGCTTATATCAATATCTAAACCTTTGTCAGCTGGCTCTGGAATAATATCGCCATCTATAGGTAATAAGTTAGCTGGTACATAGTAGTCATTGAGTTTCTCATTTTCCTCATCCATACCATAAGACATAGCAGCACGCTTTTCGTTTGGCGTAATCCACCAGGCTTGACTCATTTGTCCCACCACCTTGTCCATTTCCTCCTGGAGTTCTGGAATGGAGCTATAATCAAAGTCAATATAGATCTTATCGCCATACTGAGGCGCTAGCCATCTATTAAGCTCATCTCTAATTTTATTAAGCTCTGGAATAACAGCATTTTGATAGAGTGCCTTTTTAGCCTCTTTCATATTGTTATAAGTAGTGCTGTCTGTATTGTTTAGCAGTTGCACTGGTACATTATAGATATTACAAAGATCTTTTATAGTAGCGTTGTACTGCTCTATGAGTGATAGATCAGAGGCGTTTAGTCCAAAGTTTACCCAGCTTAGTTTTTTAGGCGTAATGATAACATCCCCAGCATTATCGCTGCCCTGGTATTGTTGGCGGAATTTATCCTTTAGTTGTTTAGCCTGGACCTCGTTTAGATCACCCTCATCAGACATTAGGATCCCTCTAGCTGTTTGATTCTGTAAATACTTTACGCCAGTAGTTAGCGCCTGGTTATTAGCATCCATTACTCTGAGTCCAGCCTTTAGTGGTGACATTCCATAAAGGTGAGATCCTGTGCCATCATAATAGAGATTTACATCTTTAATA